AGTCTATAGCGCAGGTTTGTTAGTCCGTAAAAACTCTGGAAGTTAGGAACCGCATAACGGTTTCTGTCAATAAACTCGAACGGCCTGATAGTAACAAAGCTATCAGAAGTATTGGATAGCCCAAGGTCAACACCCAAAAGCTTGTAGACACTAGGGCTAGTAGGCAGCGCATACTGATCAGTAGTGCCGTCCGTAGTGAGCGTATAGACAGGCGCGACATAATAGTTGTCACCATATTTTGAAACCAAAAGGTCGTACAATTCAAAGTAGCTTTGATTGATGTAGCTATTGAATTCAGCATCAGTGACAAACTGGCTATTTACCATATCTGCTCTTTGCCTAGACGCTGTTCTCAGTTCTAGCAAGGTCATTGTTGTTGCCATATAACCCCCAAAATAATAGCCAGGGCATGAATGCACACCCTGGCCTATAAATTAGCAATAATAACTCAGTATTCTTCTTCGGATTCTTCTTCTTCTTCGCCGTATTCCTCGTGTGGCTCTAGGTCGACTTTGAGGAAAATAGCTCTGATAGCATTATACGCGCCCATAGCGTCTTTACCAGACATCGCATCAAGTAAATCTTGGCCAAGGGCAACACACTCTTCGTGATCGCCGCCTTCTTCACTGTCAGGAGTTTTTAAATCCTGACCGTGCATCATGGAGACAATCACCGTAGCGGCTTTTTTCTTGTCAGGAATAATCATGTTATTCCCCTTTGCCTTTTACAGAGCTATTTCGCATCCAGAATTGAAGGAAGATTTGCGAGCCGCTTGCAGGATCAACGGCGGCACCGGTAGCATCGAGGCACTTGAAGAAAATTGTTGCTCCGGAGCCTTGTACCGTGGAGCTATCCATCGTTTGCGGATCACCAAGCAGGCTCACTGCAAACACACCGGAAGAACCCAAGGCTTTCACAGTGCCGGAACCTGCACCTGCACCCGTAGCTACAAAAGCAACGCCGGGAGCGGCTGTAACACCCGTAGGCAAACCTACCAGGCTGTAATCGGTAGAACCTACCGTCACAATCTCATAAGCCGTGCCCGATACAAAAGAACCACCGGTAACAGCGGATCCTGTTACAGGAGCGCGGAAGATTGCCGAGAAGTTTAGAAAACGGAAATAGTCGTCTTCTAAAACAGCTCTATACACACCAGCCGCAAGGCGAGTCAGAGACAATACACCAGAGCCCTTAAGGGCCGATGTAGCACCAGATGCGCCGATCAGCGCATTGCAATCGAGCCGGACAGGATAATGATCCAGTCCAAAGCTAAATTGTTGGAAAAATCTATTAGCCATGGTTTTAACCTTTGTAGAAAAAAAGGCAGAATAGTACTTGACTACTCTGCCCTAGGTGTGATAATTATGCGCTGAGAACGACGCTGGCATTAAAGCCCGGCGCATTGGTTGAGAGCGCACCATAGTAGCCTATGCGTACCTCTCCCGCGTCCGCGTTAGAAACCCTAAGCATTTCAAGGCCATCGCCGTAGCGAAGCACTTGAGGCGCGTCCCCTAGGCTGTTAAAGCACCAGCTATTCATTTGGAGCAAGTAGGCAGTTTGGGCTTGGCAGTTACGATCAGGGAAGACCTTGATCATGCTGTTAGCGCCGTTAATCATAATGCCGCGGAATGCGATATCAGCCGGGCCTTTCATGTCAACGTATTGCACTTTAGCTCCCAAGGATTTCTCAAGGGCAGCATAAGATGCAAAGTTGGTGATACAGACGTCCGGCTTTCCACCCTCTCGTGCGAGTAGGGAAGAGGAATCAATCAAGGATTCTTCGATGGACTGTGCTGATCCGTCGTAGCGAATACCAGCTAGACGCGTGACGTCTTGGCTACGGTCAACGCCGTAGAAAGAATCTCCAGTTGTAGGCGCGGTGCTTGGGAGCCAAGCTGCTAGGCCTTTAACCTTGGCGTTCAAGTCACCTTGCACAAGCAAGAAGTCAGCTGCGGCCCATCCCGACGGCGTACCAGCTGCACCGCCGAGGCCCGTAGCGGAAACAGTCACGGTACCGAGGTAGCGGTTAACAGCAATAACATAACCGAGGGCAGCGCGTGGCGTACCGCCATCCGTAGCATTTGCTTGCAAGACTTGGTTAACTTCAAACTGAACAACATCGGCGGCGTTGCTAAGAGTAATAACACCAGTGCTGATGGAGCCAATAGCACCGATAGAGCCCGTTCCAGAACGAAAGAGCGAAGACGCGAGCGAGTTAGTAACAGAACGGTATGCACCGTCAATGACTAACTTGGCACCTTCAAGGAACGACATCTTGTCAGTTCTAGAAGCAAGCATGGTTTGGTTATCAATCGTGGCGATTGAGTAATCGCTAACACGAGTGAGCAAGAACGATTGAATTTGCACTGGAGACTGGTTTCCTTGAGCGTTCGAAAAAGTAGCCGAACGACCTTGGGAAACACCAGTGATGATTGGAATTGGCTTATATTTGCCGCCGAAATCCGTTTTCTTGGGCACCATGGCGAGGAATGGGTTATCTGCATACACTAGGTTTTCTACGACCTGACCATCGTAGAGTTCTTTGAGTGCTGCGTTCATCGCTGTGAGGTTTAAATAAGGTCCGACAGTAGGCATAGTGCTTATCCTTTACTAAGTTAATTATCTATTGATCTAATGCCGCAAGCGCACGAGACATTCTGTCGTTTTCCACTTTGGGAGAAACGAAAGACGGCGTGCTAGACGTATAGTCGTTATTTGTTAGGGTACGTCGCGGCTCTGAGGGTTTATTAGCAGTAGGAGATGAAGGTTCTTGCTTAGACACTCTTGCTGAAAGTTTTTTTGTCGCAAGAGACTTTTCAACCTGTTTTTCGAGATATGACTCGACTAGGTCGCAGGCTTCAGGGATTGACAATACTTTATTAGTTTTTGCAAAATATTCTTCCACAGTATCATACACTAAGTCAGCAGAATCGTACAAGTTTGTCAATTCATATTTTTCTGATTGGCGTGACAAAAAGGTACCGATTTCTGATTTAAACTCAGCGATTACCTCAGTCTCCCTAGCTGCATGCCGCTCTTGCTCGCGCTTGACCTGCTCTTGCCTATCTAGCTCCCTCTGTTTCTCTTGCTGCTCAATTTTATCCTGAAGTGCCTTAATCTGGGATTCAGTGCTGACCGTATTATTATTGAGAATGTAGTCCGTAAGCTCTTTATAGCTTAAGCCATGGTCTTCTAGCACTGCCAGCGGGTTGGCTTTGTATGATCCCTTGCGTTGTCTCGCCTGATCGATCTCTTGCCGTAGCTTATCCATCTCGGTTTTTTGCGCCGCGATGGCATCCATCTGGGATTTAAGCTCTTGGCGTTGGCGTACAATCCCAGCCTCTTTTTTGGCTAGAAATGAAAACCTATCGCTGACTCGCTCTTGTGGAGCGGCTGGTGTCTCTGGGACTTCTGGTGTCCCAACTTCTGGCATTTGATCTAAATTTTCCATTTTACAATCCTTATGCGACCATCGGGACGTTCGGTACTAATTCACTAGGAGCCATTGGCATCGCTGGAGCTTGCGCTTCAGGCATAGGCGGCTGGCTTGCAGCAAGTGCCATCTGAGACAGCTGATCAATCTCAGAGATAAAGTCTCTCAAGATCTGGATGTTCTCCTCAGGTGCTCCCTGAGTTTTCGCAAACGGCAAGTATTGCAAAGCTAATTCACGAGCTAGGGCTAGATCATCATCAGGCTCGGGATGATACACGGTGCCGTTATCAATCATGTCCTCGATGACTTTGTGCAGCCACTCTTCCTGTGCGTTGCTTAAATCTTCCGCTCGCTCCAGATCAGGGAAATCAAGCAAACGTCTACCAGCGCGAGGGCTAATAAAGCCTGCCTGGATATACTCGGTAATAGTCTGCAGCTGGCCAGCAGGATCAGTGGGCAGCTTAGACACAGGATAAATTTTAAGTGTGTACTCATCGTCGTCTAATTGAATCGATTTCCAGTCCAGCTGGTCCAAGAATTTCTTACCGGGAGTATAAACTCGGTAGCTTTTTTCCCTAGCATAAATGTCCTTTACGACACCAATTGCTAGCTTCGCCACATGAATATAAAAGTTTTCATATTCATGGCCGACATTCATAAAGCGCTCGGTTTCAATGTCGTTAAATTCTCTTAGCGCTTTACCAGAATTGAGACCTGCAGGCTTCTGGCTAGTAGCCGATAGCTGTGAGATACCGGCTTGCTCAAAGGCCTGTTGTTTCAATGTCTGCAAATGTGCATAAATTTCTGGCGGGACAATCGGTGGGCTAACATATTGTGGAGGTGTGCCAGTGTAGTTAATGAGGACACCAATGTCATTCGAGATATGCTCTTTTACTATCTTAGATCCATGCTCGAGGAATACTTTGAAGGTTCCAGCCATATGCATGGAGCGCTGAATTACCCACAACAGTTTATTCACTTCTAGCTGTATGTTTTGAATCTGTTCAGCTAGGCCTTGTCCCCAAAATCCGTAGAGCCTGTCTGACCACTGCATAAATGCAAAAGGGAAATGATCCTTTTCCCAAACTTCTTTGAAGAGAATAGCCTCATCGATAGCTATTACATGCAGGCCGTCTTTGGCGTCTTTACCTGAGGGTAAATGCCACGATTCACAGACTGTGATTTGGTCGGCGATATTTTGATAGGTCCCGGTAATATCGATTGTCGCAGCGTTGGCTTCCATGATGCGTTCTTTGTGCTCGGGATAAAGCGCAGCAAGGACACCACGGTCCACGTTCTTTACGCGGTGCATTTGTCTAGGATGCCCGTAAAAACTTTCCATCTGATCAACGTATAGCTCTGAAGGGATGACTCGCTCAAATTTACAGCGTCCCTCGTGCTCATACACATGAATGACACCAGAGCCAAACACCAAGGCATCCCTGAAAATCTTAGGTCCTAGCCTATAAATTTCGTTCTCGTAAAAAATACCGTCGACAAACTTGTCTAGCTGTTTTGCTTTCCGTTGCACTTTCCACGTAGCACCAGAAGTAATAAAGCTAGGCTTAGGCCTATTTTTACTGATCTTAGATACTAAGGTATCAACACAGCTTTGGATGATGTTGTAGCTAACACGGTCCTTCAGTGTTGCCTGAGTGCTTTGTATCTTAGAAAAACTAAGACCGTTGATACCCATGATGTTCGTATTGCCGTAGAGCCTTGCGGAGATTTGATACTGTGTCTGTCTCTTGGCATCACCGTTAGCAATGCTCGTGACAGTCCCGACGATAGCCTGCGCCATTTCGTAATCGGTCATGAGCCACCACTTCTTACCGAAGTCAACTGGCTGTGGTTTTTCGCCGCGATTGAAGGACGTATAGTCTATAGGCATGACCTACTCCGGTTTGCTTGCGTTAATGTCAGGTTCATAAGCGGTAGACCAGTATAATAGCTCGTCCTCAGTAGGGAGGCGAGTTTTCTGGCTTGGTGCTTCAATCTCAGCAAGCAGGGAAGGCTCTTCTTTTTTATCTTCAAATAGCTCAATGCGAAGTTTAGAAAAATTAAGACCATAAGTAAAACTAGCCTTTTTTACCTTCAGGCGGCGGGCTAGCTCAATGAATGCCTCGGCATCAGAGATCGTCAAAACCTTGCTCGTTCCAGGAGATGGGGTCATCGTCATCCTCGGCTAATTGTTTTTCTAGTGCTGCGATTATCTCGCGTTCTTGTTCTTCTACCCATTCCGGCGTCCCGTATGGCGCAGTAGGCTGACCGACTACGTGACTCACCCAGTGCAAGCTCTCGCGGAAGGCATATAGAACAGCGTCGGCAATGTCTGAGTGATAGGCTTCGCTGATCACCAGGCGCTCATTGCTATTCTTCGCCTTGTCCCACTCGATCAGCCTGGTGTCTTGGGCAAAAAGGCCTTGAGACTTGGCGAGAAACTGACCAGTGCGTAAGGCATCGTTTAATAGCTCGATGTATTCAAACTTTCGTGATTTCTCAGCTGCTTTGACGGGTAGGCCGTAGCGCCTTTTAAGCTCCTCAACAATTTTTTTCCCGAGCCCACCGGCATCCATGACGAGCGCTACAGGATTGTACTGCTTTACTAGCCTATCTAATTGAGTAGCTAGTTCTGTGACGCCTTGTTTTTGCACAGCTTGTTCGTATACCAGATAGGTCGCTGAAGGCTGCGGTGTAGCACCAGGATAGTGGTAGGCTTGGTTCCAGCCGATCACAGCTATTGCGTCCGCATCATTAAAACCAAGGTCAACGCCGATGACGTACTGCGCTGTCTTAGGCTCAAAACTCACAAAGTCATTGCGAATGCTGTCGTACTTGAACACCAGGCTATTACTATCTGTAACCCATTTGCCAAAACACTCGCGCTGGATTTTAGGGTCAGAGGGAAAGACTCCCATGCGCTTACAATCCCTTAGGATAAGCTCCATCGGCTTTTTACCGGACTTGCGCTCTAGCCAGGGGTTTTGCAGCATCGTCCAGCCATGATGGGACCACTGATTGCTTTCTGATGCTTTGTGGAAATAGCCCACGGGTACAGGGCCAGGAGTGCCGATCAGGCATAGTGTCCCGTCATAGTCGAAGAGTGACTTAGATAGGACGTCATCTACTAATCCCTCGAGATATGGCCGGAAGGCTTGGGCTTCGTCGATATAGACTTTGACCAGCGGGAAGCCACGGTATTTCTCAATTTCCGTCTTATCCTTAGCGCCTGAAAAGTAAATGATATGTCCGTTAGGAAATCTAAGAGATAGCTCAGTCTCATTCGCTACTCCTCCTAGCTCATGAAGCCTGTTAATTTCGAGGATCTCAGCCCATATAATGCGCTTAGCATTGAGACGGCTAAGGGTAATATAGAGGCTGGCACACTTGGGCTTTTGTAGGGCCGTGTCTAGTAGGTCTACAGCACAGGCTATCGTCTTACCAGCACGGCGAGAACACACAGCTACTTTGTATGTAGCTGGGTCTCTAATAAATTTAATTTGCTCTGGAAAACAAAAGTTTTCCGGCGAAAACACTGGAGGTCTTCTTGAGATTTCTTCCAGCGCAATACGCAATTCTTCGTCTGATAGATTCATTTAAAGTCTTTTTCAACAAGATCGGCTGCGTGTTTTAAAGCAAATACCATACAGTCTTTAAAGCTCTCTGACTTGAAAAGTAGGCTATTGGCTTTAGATAAAAACCGATGCTTATATCTGCCTTCGTAATGCACTTCATAGTCTTGCATTCCAAGAGGCTCTCTCACGACTACTCTATTATTCCAATCTAGCTCTAAACGGTAACAAGTTTTCATTTAAGCTTTACCCATAAGATGTCTGGCATGCCGACGATGTATGTCTCTTTGGCTTGAGTGTCGATTTGTACGCCGTGCTCGACTAACTGCATTAAAACAGCGTCAACCGTAGCATCAAGGCTATTGCGCACACGGTTTCCAATTTGAACACCCGTGTGAAACTGAACGCGTTGCACATGCCTACCGCGTGATTCACTGGTGGCTTTAAACTTTTCAATAATCTCATCGTCAATAAGATCATACGGTACTTCAGTCACATTACCCTCGCATGAGATGGGATACTTTCTAGGTCGTCCTGGTTTTCTTCGAAGCGGTTCTGGTAGGTCTTCCATATGTGTGCATCCAATAAATACGGATTAAAAAATAGATTCGGGTATTTTTGCGATAGCTTGCCAGCGTCATAGGTCAGGAAAGGGTAATAGATCTTGTGGTCCATGCTGGGAAATACCGAGGAAACAAGATGCTTGCCGATGCCCATCAGCCTAAAGGCTTTCTTCACATACACGTACATGATCGTTTGAATACAATCATTTGCCCAAACATACCCAAGCACCACATCGGGCTCTTCTTTGAGAGCTACAAAACTTAGCCTATTTCCCTTGCGTTCTAGCGCACGACTGATGATGTTGTGCAGATCATTGTAATAATCATAGTCAGCCATAAGCTTCGTGTGCGGTGACGAGTGCTTATAGTGATGCAGTAATGAGTTAAAAAAGAACGGCATATCGTCGTCCGTTGCTTCCCGGATGATGATTTCGTCAATCATCCAATTTTCTCTTTTACTAGCTTGATAAGCTCGGATGTAGGCAGTTTTTTAATCTTGTCGACTTTGTCAGCATCATCGGGCAGTGGCTCTTTGGCTTCGCGCCAGTTACAGCGCGTCTTGAGCCAGAACGTGGTCATGGCTGGATAGTCGCCATTTGTTGCCATGTCATACGCTGTTTCCATGACACGAATAGCCGCTTTTGCCCTGCCGTTCTCGATGGCTTCACGGACTTCCGGGTTGTATTCCATTTGGTTTGTTAGAGTGCGTGTTTCTTCGTCGACAAGATACGAGATTTGATTGAGTGTGGCACCGAGTCCTGCGTACCTCTTAATCATCGCAATCTCTTCAGGCGTATAAATCCGTCTAGGCTTGCTCACTCGGTAACCTCGCGTCAAAAGTAGGTTGTCTATTTTCCGGTAGGTATAATTTTAACACAGGGTTGATCCTGTCTAATATTTTCGCATGCTTTTTAAACTCGTCGATGATTTCGTCTGAGTGATTGACAGTGATCATGATCACATCGAATTCACGCTCAAGCTTATGAGTATGCTCATACCCACACAGTACGCGAACACGTCCGTGGAAAGGTCTCGTGCGGTCTTTATAATAAATACCCATGTACATCCTTTAAACCGCCGAGAGGGTGGCTCCCCTCGGCAGGAACGGCAGCGTTTGCAGGACGGAAATACTGCCCACGGCTGCGTTACTTTTTCTATTTAGCTGTGTTATTACTGCGTTTATGAAGACACAGGACGGATTACAATGCAAGAGCTAATGCAATTAGTTATGGCTGAATTGAGAAAAAACTACGGCGAGCCCTACGGACCACACCAAGAATATGTCCACTACGGGCCCGACAAAGAATATGCATGGCCTATCGATTACCAGGCTGCGAAGACTAGGCAGTTATGGATCGATGACGGCAAAAAGATGCACGATTGTATTAGAGGATGGACCTAATGGACTGGCAAGAATTAGCTATGGTCGGGTTTCCAGTGGTAGGGGTTTTAATGTTCTGGCTGGGGTATCACAAAGGCTACGGCGAAGGTGCTCGGACGGGCGCGATTGTCGCTAGCATTGATCCGCAGGCTCCCGCCTGGTGGAAATGATACAGCGACTTGCCAGGACAATTCCTAGCAAGCCACCGAATTCTCTGAAACCAAAACAAGTTAAGAACCGGATACGAGGAAGTCAGGTATTAGCTGTTTTGGATCTATCAAAACTTTAGCCAGATAAAAAAATAACCTCAAGGCTAAAAGCGCTTGAGGCCGGGGTATCCATTCATGTGGCTACCTTACTTTTTTTTACTTTAAACTCAAGTGTATACAATAAGACACATGCCTACTATGTTTAGTGTATGATCGCTAAATAGTTGTTATAGCTAGTAATTACTGCCATGAGACACTAAGAAGTACGTCTTCCTCACGGTCTGGAGGCAGGAGCTTGGCCGCGTAGCCAGCTTTCTCCAGGTCTTCCAGGATCAAGATGGCGTCCCGATGGCGCAAACTGATCCATTCTTGGTACTTGCCCTTCTTCGCGGCGGCTTCAATCGTCGCCAGAACTTTGGCTAGGGCTTTCGCAGGCTTTGGTGCATTGGTCTCATCAGCTAGGGTCTTGGCTTCACTTGCTAACACGTTCCAACCTCGCTGCGATGCGGGCCATGGTAGCCACGATACTATCCAACGTCTCAGAGACGCTAGGATCGGTAATTTGCCCTATCTGGCGCGGGATTAGATCCTGCTCAGTCCTGATACTAGTCAACAGGTCATCCAGCATCGCGCTAATGCTTCGGCTGTTAGCCTCGGCTAGGGCATCTAGCCACCACTTGTTCTCTTTGCTGATCCTCGTAAAGATCGCTTGGTCCCTCTTCATGCTAAACCCACTTCTTTCGCAATGGCTTGGTTATTTTTAGGTTTCATCAGGGGTTGCCTCATACATGTCAAAAATCATTTCAATCATCGAATCAAAGTTTTCTTTAACAATTACAATGTCTTTGTCTGAAAATGATACGGCTGTGTGATCAGGATGATCAACCGGCATTATAGTCCTGACCCTGTCTAAATTGAGCCAAAGAGTAGTGCCGTCAATAGTCGTGGTGAGGTAAGGCTTCATTGGATTTTTACCTTTTTTGCAAGCAAATAGGCATCGTCATAATAGCCTTCCTCGTATTGCCACATGACATAAAAGTCTAAAAAATCTTGGTCCCTTAGACTCTCTTGCTCATTTTGTTGAGCACGGAAGGCTATCAGGCCTTGCTCTTGCTGATCAGTGATCATCAAAGTTTCTAGTGATGCTCTCATTTTGTACCCCCAGTTTGTTGATGGGTCTGACAAACGGGAAGATATCAAAGTGATATCACCTTGTCAACAATGTGTTCAAGAAATAGGCAAGTAGTACGAAGTAAGCAGTAGTCTGTTACTACCCTTATTCGCCTATAGCTATATGCCTATATATATACTCTCTCTCTCTCTCTCTCTCTAATAATTAAAAAAAAGGTTACTACACTACTATATATAGGTATCTCGGTGGGTTAAATGACACTACGGAGGTGACTATTTACCTACTAAGTTTCAACTACAAAAAAATTTTTACACGACAACGGCAAAAGTGTTGCGTTGCTGTATAAAAATTACACAGCATTTTGCTGTATAAAAAATAGGCAAATACTACCAAAAAGGGCTTTTTTATGTGACTGCACTACTACAGGAGAGTAGGTAGAAGGTTCGCGCTGGAAAGGGACATGGATCTAGGTTTGAGACCAACGTAAATGTAACGAGGCATTTTATCCTCGCATCGTTTCATCACTCGTTTGATCCCTTGGCGTTCCATAAAAGCTCTGAAATCTTTCTGCTCTTTTTTACTTTTGAATTCTTTGTTGAGTAATTCTTGGAGGATATGTGGCCTACACTGATGCGCTGGACCAACAATGAAGTTATTTTCAAGAAATGAAGAAAACTTTTCCTCATTCGCACTGATCACTTCATCTAAGGTATCTGTATGACATTTTATGCTTTGATAATTAGGACATAAAAGATCATACATTTTCATACATTTATATAAAAACCGCCCACCCTCATGCCATAACCCTTGTTCATATTTACCATCAGCTTCTTCAAAAAATTTGCTAATGGTGCAATAAATCACTCGCCTGGTATCAGCCCGTTCCGAGCTAAGGTCTGGTTTTTCATTAGAGAGAAAAAGGTATTTGGCTTTCGGTTGGATGCTTAATACTTTTCCACCTTTTATTTCTGCCCTCACCCAGTCGCCACCAGTAAGCGATTTAAAAAGGCCAGTGGTTACAAAGCCAGTGTTATTGCAGTCTTCAAAAACCACGAGCCTTGCATCTTTAATGCTCCAGGTCCAAAACCTATCATTTAGGCTGGGAGGTTCCTGGCTGGTGTAGACATGGCCTAATGCCCTTTTTAGAAACCGAGCTAGGGAGCCCTTGCCATCATTTCCTTGGCCGTGTAGCCAGACGTATTGTTGCCTATCCGATTCTTCAGCAAACAAGCTACCGATCCAAGCCATGAGAGCTTGAGAATTAGTTACACGAGACATCATCTCGTCCCAGAGCGGCGTAGGTCCTTCGAAAAGCTCTAGGGGTACTCTGCGAGTGACTAGATGATCAGTGCCAGAGAACGCAAACAGGGGTGGTGGTTCGATCGCTGGTGTGACCATCGACCAATACCTAGCAGCGCCTGATATTTGCCTGTCTACAATGTCAAAATGATGTCTAAATTCATTATGGACGGCGTGGGCTATCGTATCAGCCACCCAATCCATATCACATGCCACAAGCTCTTTTTCGTTCGTAATCCTATAAAGCTTTTTTTCACCCTTTTGATCTGTCAGAAAAGCGAATGTATTTATAGGTTTTTTAAAATCAAGAGCTAAGCCATTTAGCCAATCAGCTATAAGTGCCTGTTTTTCCCAAGCAGAAAGTTTCGGTGGATTTTTTCCATCCGATGTTTTATCGGCTTTTTCTTGCTTTTTTTTAACTAGATCTACAACATTGTTGTTGTCATTATTATCTGTCATGATACAAGCACCCTTGTATTTGTCGGATTTAAAAATCCATTTTTGATTGACCAGCGCCCCATCACGGACTGGTCAATTTTTTTTACGTCTGTACAAAGCGCTTCATAGCACTCATGTACGTGTTTTCTAATTCATATTCGGGAAACTCCCGCCTATCAAACGGCGATTCCTTCAAAAGTTCAAGCACTTTTTCCGGCGGAGTGCCTACACTTAAAAGTTCTAAGGTACTAACATATACCGATTTATTCCTACCATCACCAAACACTATGCCCCTTTTAATAAAGTTATCAACGTGCGTAGGTATTCTATTAGATTTAGCTTTTATGTATTCATAAGCTTGTTCTGCAATAGTTTTTTCCTTCTTTTCTATATTCTTTACCGGTTGTTTAATCCCATCGAAATTAACAAATACAATCTTAGAGCTAGGATAAAAGCACCTCGTCGCATCAACACAAGCAGCATCAAAGGGCTCGTTGTGCTTCAGTATGAGCCGTGTGTTGTATTCGAATTCTTCAATACTCTCTATACGCCTATCCCATTGTGTGATGATGCGAAACCGATCAGCTGGTAGGTGTATCGTCCCACCGGTGTTCTTTTCTTTTTGATGACTGCGTGTTGTAGCAATCACACACACTGAATCTGCCCAATCTTCCATCGCTTGGGCTAATGTGTATGGCTCGCCTTCAGTGTTATCAACATCGAAGCCTACGAAATCTGACCACAAGAAATTAGCTTTTTTCCTGTAGTTATCTGCCAAGGCTGCAGGACACCACGTATAGCGCGTAGCTATTGCTCCTAGCCTACGCAGATCACAATTGTGTAAAGTCTCAAAATCCTTAGCATATATGTAAACGCCTGGTTCTGTGCGATGATAGGAAGGCACATCCATCTCCAGTCTATTTTGAAGTGAGGTTTATATGCTAGTCGCTGGGATTGATCCAGGCAAAGCAGGAGCGCTAGTTATTTTGCGAGATGGTGTCATTGAAGACATGGCTCTACTCAAAAACGTGGTGCCAAGGTTCTGGCTATTACAGCGAAATGTCAAAGTTGTTTACATTGAGCAGGCGCAGTCATTTCCAAAACAAGGGATTGCTAGTGCTTTCAATTATGGTAGGGATTTCGGCTATCTCTTAGGTACACTTGCGGGTTCAGGTATGATCATACATCTAATGAGGCCTGCGGTCTGGGCTAAGCGCATTCACACTATGGCACCCAAGATTGATGATGCGAAAGAGAGGAGCCTCTGGTGTGCTCGTCATCTTTGGCCTGATCAAGAGTGGTTGGCTACACCCAAAAGCTCAAAACCGCACGATGGGCTAGTAGACGCGGCCCTTATTGCACAGTACGGCTATCTTAATGAACGATGCCCAGTAGCTTTACAGAGCCTCGCAATAGACCTTGACGCTCCATCTCTAGATTGACAGTCACGCCGTCACTGATTATATCAACGGTGATGCCGCCATCGGGCATTTTGTGTGTATCGATTTGGAGCACTTCTGTATCTGCGAGCCGTTTCTCAAGCCACTGGACTGCCTGCTTTTCCCGCTGTATTTCGATCGGCGAAAGATCTTGCAAGAGATCAATGCCCGTCAACCTCGCTCCTGCCATTGTCCAGATATAAAATCCTAAATCGATATACAAAAGCACCGTGTCGCCATCAATAACTTCAACGAATCTAGCGTTGTAGCTGTACATTTTAATTCTCGAGTTGAGATTTAATAGTGTCGCTGACTTTGTGATATACCGCTTGTGCAAAATGCACACAGCACCAAAGGAGGGCAAATTTTACGAGGCATTTTAAGATATCCATTTGCGCTCCAAAAAAAAGACTTCGATGTTGAAAACACCGAAGCCGACTAAGGAGATTTACCACGAAGACGCATGCTAATCTTCATAGTCGCTTAGTTCTTCGATAGATTCAATTAAAGCATCAATAAATTCAGGATCTTTGGGGTCTTCTGACCAATCCTTAGCACACCGGCAAACAGCGATCATCCGGGTCAGTAGGGATCTGTGTATATGGGTCATTTTAAAAGGACGGTCAGAGAAAAGATTGGCTACATCATCAATGTCCATCACAGGCCTCGGATTTTACTTAGGTATTAGTAAAATCTAGCAATCGTCGGACTCTATGTCTAGTACCTCAACGATTTGCGGCCTGCCGTCGGCGGAAGCGTATAGGACCTCGTCCCAGTGATTCTTTACGACAATATAGCTTTGGTTCTGTGTACTTTTAAAAAGTTTCACGCCGAAACCTATGTCGCTTCCGGCATAGTTTATCTTCCGGTCATACCTGTCTAATAACTGCAGTCTGTAGACGCCGGCGAGTAGCTCCCTCACAAGTACAACTTGCGGGGGTTGCCAAGGTAGTAGCAACGTAACCTTGTAGACTTTAGGGTACATTTACACTCCAGGCGACATGTCAGCTATCATAGTATACCAGTGGGCGCCGTTTTCTTCTCCTGCCCACCCAACCCCTATGATTTTAGTATAGCGCGACAGGAAGATGTTTCGGTGTTGTGGGCTATTCAGCCAGCCTACAATCGCAGCATCAATATCCGGATACCCACAAGCGACGATCTCACCGCCCTGTATAATAGAACCACCGCATATCCTTACACGGTCCCAAAAATACTCCCTTTTGGCAGGATCGAAATGCCTACAGGTCTTAGTCCTCCAAAGGTCTTTTGACCATGACCTACTAGCACACTCAAGGTCTTTACGCAGGCCTACGGCTGGAAGTCTGTAGGTCGCTCTAACAGCATTAATACGCGCAAGCATATACTCCTGGGATTCATTCTTAAATCCCAAACAAAACAAGCACATAGCTATGAGCCACAGCCACCTCATATAAACCTCGCCACGTTTTATTTATGGTACCACGCCCCCCTGGTTTTAGGTTTATTTATTTTGAATTAATTAATTATTATGGTATATAACTCATCCCATTTAGGTAACATAACGAGGATGTTTTATGACCGACGAATGTAAGTGGTCTTATACAAAGGACGGGAAACACAGGGAGTTTATTCTTCCAGGTCCTTTTACTCAGGCTGCTGGGAAAAAGGTATGCCAGGACTGCCTAAAGTGGTTGGGTTATCACGAGCCAGTAGCAAAAGAGACAAGCCCGGTTTCAGAAGATGACCGTGCAAGCCTACATCTGTTACAAGCTGGCAAGCTTCCAGAGTGGGAAGCAAAATTTATCAATGATGTAGCAAAACGGCATGAATTTACCGAAAAACAGCGCACTATCTTTAACCGGATTAAAGACGAATATCTCAAGACTGCGAAAAAACAGGAGACAACTGCATATGACATCCCAGACGATGCTTTCGACTTATTCTAATCACCTGCCTACCCTGCACGAGTGGGATTTACTGAAAGAGCAGTCCAAGTCCCTACTGGCATCAGGCTTACTCCCAAAAGGGATTACCAAGCCCGAGCAAGTGATTCTTATTGTACTGAAGGGTAAAGAGCTACAAATCCCGCCTCTGCAAGCCCTGAGTCATATCCATGTAATCAACGGTAAGCCGTGTATGAGTGCTGAGCTTATGCTTGCTCAAATCTACCGGCTACACCCAAAGACCGTGATTAAGTTTAAAGAGCGCTCTAGTGAACGCTGTATTGTCGAAGCGAAGCGTGATGGGCACGGAGTCGAGACTTTCGTTTGGAGCCTTGAGGATGCCAAAAAGGCAGGTATTACGGGCAATCCAACGTGGTCTAAATACCCCCGGGCTATGCTTCACGCTAGGGTAGTGTCTGAGATGGCTAGATCATTATTTCCCGATGCTATAGCTGGTATTAGCTATACACCTGAAGAACTAGGTGCCGAAGTAGATGAGAGCGGAGACGTAATAGATATCTCGCCGACACCCACACCTACTCCAGCACCGAGCCCTACTTCTGTCCCAACACCTACGCCCGATGTTAAAAAAAATCCGGCGTTATTCAGTAACAAAAATACTCGTATGGTAGAAGTAGCAAAAAGTGTTTTAGGTAAAGAGCTAGACGCTGCGGGTATTGATCGAGCTCTGGCATTACTTGAAGGCAGGACGTGGAACAAACCTACCGTTGCTGAAATAATTGATGTGGTGAAATTTGAAGCAGATGTTTACAGCACGTTTGGAGGCCAGTAATGCAGCTGACAGTACAAGAACTAATGATACTCCACGGCTTAAAAGTTACAGCTGAATCAATGGTAAAACTTGAGAGGTCTGAGCCCTATCACTTTAGCCTAGATGATTATTCTATTCTGACTAAGGTATTAGAGGGTTTTAACAAGTCTCAGATTAAAGTGAGGCTAAGAAAACCTAAGATGAAACGCGAAGCTATCGTGCATGTGTGTGGTCCCAAGTAAATTAAGACGAAGCTTCAATTTCCGCCCAAAATCTAAGTATACCTTGAGATTTAACCAAAGCTTCGGACACTACGAGGCTTGGCTTTTTCTTCCACTCATAGTGTGGGCCATCAAAACTTTTAAAAGTCCCTCCCCAAGTAAGTTTAGGACTTTCAAAAAACTTAGCTATTTTCTTGGGATCAAAGTCCCAACTCCACCCACCGTTTTGAAACAGCGCAATATCAGCTGCTAGGCCGTATTGGTGCCAGCTTTTCCAGGGCTGAGCATTAGTAATTATCTTACCAGACTGAGACCTACCTTGCTCGTACAGCTGGCCTTGGCGTATAGGCGATCGGAAACTTTCAAAGATAGCAATAGGGAAACCCGCTTCATTAGCCCTTGCTATGCCCAGCACCAGTTCCGCCAAAAACGGCGGAAACAATAGGTTAGGACTACTGAAACGGGTTGGCTCTTTCATAAGATACCTACTATGACGTCATAGGTAGCTTTAATGACTTCCGCCGCTTTATCATCTACCGGATTTTTAGTGTCTTTCACAGCTTTATCTAACGCTGAAAATAAGCATTTTTTTGTGCCATCATCAGCTAAGACAGTTTTCAAAGCGGATAAAATCCATTTTTGAAACATAGTTAATACCCGTTGGTTTTAAGGTGAATTCTGAGCGTTCCGCTTCCAGAACTATGATCCCAAAAAAGACGCACCCAGTTTGCAGCTATTTCGGTGAAACTGTAGGCTTGTACTTCACTACCAGTAAGGTCCGCGCCAGAACCATAGGTAACAAAATTACCCGGTGTCCCACCAATAGGATCACAGCTGACTTGGAAATAGGCCTTGCCTTTAGCCGTGCCTGTCAATACGTGTGCATGCATGCCCATGCTAAAAACCGAGGCTATTTCTACCGGATCAGAGTAGGCATCAGCAGCAGCTGTAATACTGGCAAAAGGTTCAAATTGAATAAATCTCATTTCACCCTCTTTTTTAACGCTGCGACAATAGACATTTCGTCGTCAGGATCGTACTTGGGTGTAACATCCGTTTCGCCTAGATGATCTAGGACAGGCGACTTGTAGTCTGGTGAGGTGTGATAAGTATAGCTTAGTCCTGCCGGGCTGTCAGGACCTAGGTTACTAAAATTCTCGGCTTTACGTTCTGCAGCATGAGGTTCACCTGTGCTATCAACTCTTTCAGGCATAGGCTGTTTTAAATCCCAAGACTGATTATCAGGTGCTGCCCTACCCTCTTCGCCTTCTACTCTTCCGCCCATCCATTTGCCTGCTCTTTTCTTAGCTTCACGGGCTTTAGACAGAGCAATGGCTATAGCCTGTTTCTGTGGAGCGCCCGATTTCATTTCAGTACCAATGTTTTTGGAAATAGTTTTTTGAGAGTATCCAGACTTGAGAGGCATATGTGTATCCTTTATTGTAAAAGTAAAACCCAAACGTTACCTACATGCGCTGATCCTAAAGCTATATAGTCAGGATCTAGCAAGATTTGCTGACCTAGAGTATCAGCTACCCACTTTCGGATTACAGCTTCAGGTCTCTGGAAACCACAGGCTATCAGCTGAGATTTAGCATCAGTGTTACAGTCCCTAGCTCTGTCAGGGAATGTGGAGCCATCTGAACCCGTGTGCCTACATACACGCGAGGCATATAGGTCTGCAGCATGCCTATACGCAGCACAGTCTAGCTCTGCAGTAGAAGTCAAATTGACTAGGTTAAACTGAGTGCGAAACTCATTTACTTCCCAAGATAGCGCCGAGGGACCTGGAAAGGGTGTAGGAATTGGATCCGCAGGAGGCGCTGGAACCCACTGTGCGAAAGCTTGTGAGGAAAATAAAAACAGAGCTAATAGCGTTTTCATAAGTGCCTCTCAGAGTTCTGATTCACAAGTCCAAGCATAACAATACCATGTGCCTATAGCTAAACCGCTTCCACTATCAGACAATAAAAAGAATGTATTATTATCTACCGCCTTACTTACAACTGTTCCTGCGAGAGTCATACCAGAACCCATCACAGAAATTTTATCTGCGTCACCTGAAAATGCCCAAACTTTAGTAGTGACAGAGCCTTTTTTTTCAATTTTCCAAGGTGCTGGACCTCTGGCTAAATTTGTTGCAGATGCTAAAACCATACCGCTAACATAATAAGATGGAGTACCCGCGCCTGTAGCAACACCCAAGGGCCACGCTCGTTCGTAATACCTCTGACACAAAACTAACTCAGTACCAAGCGGCCTTTGTTCAAACGGTGTCGCTACACTTCCAGCTTCTAGCTGGACGCCTGAAAATAATAAAGTAGCGGCGTTAGTTCCTACTAAACTAGTTGCTCCTGTCGCGTTATAATAGGTCGCTCCTGCCCAAGCACCAGCCGGACCACTTCTACCAGTACCTGCTCCAATCCCAAGACATAAAACTAATCCTGCGCCGCTGGTCGCACCAATCCAAGTCCCAGAGGTATCGCCAGGGATCGTTACGGTTTTATACTCCCAAGTATTCGTTGCACTAATTGTATAAGTAAAAGGGTAAGATCGATTAAATGCGCTATTTTGAATAGCTCCACCAAACGTTCCAGTTAAACTAGACCGTACCCAAAATGATACCGTGATTGTTTTGGCGTTTGCCGTTCCAAAAGCCAAATCATAAGTATTGAAACCTTCAATGAGTTGAAAAATTTCAAAATTATCGTTTGTTGTAACTGAATAAGCAGATAATGATGTTATTTGCAAAGCATGACTAAAACCAACCGGAGCGGTTGAAGTCACTTGCTGAACGCTGAATTTTGATGCAGCACTTGCGCCAGCTTTCCACCTATCTAACAGATATTCACCGTCAACCGGAGTTTTGCTTGCTCCAGCATTCCTTTGGTCGATTAACATTGCTCCGTTTATTAACTTATTCCTAAAAACCAGTGGTGATCCACTAACATCACCATACGAGCCTAATTGTGCTGTATTTGCCATGTGTCACCTATGCTATGCGGATTAAGCTAAATGAGCCACGAGCATCATTTGTTGTGTTCGCTGTTACTGAAGCCGAAGTAAAAGTCATCGATCCGGAAGAAGTTACTCGCACAAAATAAGTTACATATAAAGAGGCAGCAGTTGACGCAACTTGCCGTATATAGTCCCCACCAAGAGCATTTTTTTGAACAACAGCTGTAGCCGTTCCGCCAATTGTTGATGTGATCCTTGTAGCCGATCCAAAAGTTACATCAGCCTCTATCACTGCTAAATAAATGCCAGGAGAAACAGATGTAATAGTCCCTAAGGTCAGTCCACCGCCCGTGGTAATGGTTTGGCCTGTCCATGTAGCTGTCAGCAATTCACCCACATACCCACTAGCTATCGCATTCCCTGTGGTATTCCCTGGAACACCCGAAGCAGATACTAGGCCAGCTGATGTACCGGGTACTACTAGGCCAAAGCCTATAGCTGCGCCTGCAGAAGTTTTCCTCACTCTCCACTTAGTTGCAGTCTGCGTTGACCATGCAGCACCTGCAGCCTCATAAGTTGCGCTATTTGAATAACATCCCGCATTTCCAAACTGAACAAACACACTTGTACTATCATTGGCAATTACAATAATTCCCGTTCTGTATCCTGTTCCCCTTATATTTTGAGCAAAAACAGTTTCTTCTAGTGGTACCCAACTTGTTGCGCCAGAACCTAATATTTCTACTTGAATCCTATCGCCGTTTTGAATCGGACTTTGAAACTGAACTTTGTAACCAGTAATTGCATAACCGCCAGATGTTGAGGCAACGGCTACTATGGAGCTACCACTGGGACCATATTGCATACCTGTTGAATAGTTAGTGTTTGCGGCTGTACCACCACTTCCGTCATTAGAAGCCCACTCCACATCATTCTGGGCTAGCTGTACAGTGCCGGAGCCAGACCACTCGGCGATAGGTACAGTAAATTCTAATTCTATTCCATCACCCGTGGCTGGCGTAGTTGGCAAGTTGGTACTTTGTGACCACTCGTTAGTACCGTTAGGTCCTACAATCCGCACCCTGTTGGCTACGTTTGTTTTTTGCACTATGCCAATATAGTTTACAGTCGGTGATCGATAGTAGGTAGCATAACCATACTGATCCTGGTAGTTTCCGTTTCTTACTTTTGTGGTGTCAATTGTCAAACCAGATGGTAGGTCAAACCAGTATGTACCAGAGGCTGAGTTGATCGTAGCTGATATTCTAAAAGTAGCAGAATCACCAATCCTTCTGTATTTACCAGTAAGAGAGCTGTAAGTAGTAGACCCGAAAGTGACGGGAGTAAAATTTTGCCACTCTTGTACTACCGCCCCCTGAGGTTGAATCCCAGGTCCTACAATCAAGTTAGTAAAGTTTAGTGTAGTGGTCCCTGAACCTGCATGCCTAGTAAACCGCACGTAGACACCAGTGTCAGTGTCCATATCGAAAGTAGTAGTGTAGGTCCCGGTCAAAGCAGGTATTACACTGACTGCAGAGCTATCAGTGCTGAGAGGGTACCTAGTCACTCCGTCAGACTTAAATATGTCCACCTTCCAGGATGTACTACTAGTCAAAGCTAAGAAAAATTGTAGTTTGAGTTTTCTATTCCGTAGGGATGGAGCAATAAGTTGTAGGGTAGTTTGGATGTAGGACGTTGTTGTAGTAGTTGAAATAGCTTGGAAGCCTGTAGGTATCTCGGGATCAAGAGGCGATCCTGTAGCTACACGGCTGAGTGTTACGCTAGAAGTAGTCCAGCCGCTCGTATCAGTTTGAGCGATAGGGTTTGTGATTACGTTTATTTCACCTTGCTGCGTAGTGCCGCCGGTGACTGTTAGTGTAGGGCTAAATGCTGAGTTTGCCATGTGTCACCTATGCTATTCTTATTACTTGATAAGCCCAGAGAAATGTCCCTGTTCCAGTCGATGGCTGGTTTGTGTAAAGCTGGAAATATAATGTAGAACCAGAAAATGAAGTTGTTCCAACAATGATGTTAGATGATGTTACTCGAACATAAACAGGTGCAGTGCTTAATGATACTCTGTAATATGTTGGGTTTAAACTTATGCTGCTCCCGCTAGACGAGCCATCATAACCATTAGTTACAGTTGGAGCCGCAGAAGATCCAGAAATAGCAACATTCAAATCAATTAACGTAGTCCATGTCATACCATCTAAACCAAAGCGACCGCCAAAGCTAACTAAATAAATACCTGTAGTTAATGATACAGATGAAGCAACTCTCCAAGATGATTGTGTGTTGTTAATGGAATATGAACCGCTTTGTAATTGATTCAATTCACCAACATAACCACTAGCTATAGATGCACCGCTTTTCCTGCCTTGAATCTGTACACCATTGTTTGTGGTGTACTCATTCACAGTGTCAACGGTAGGCGTCCCACCTACAACATTGGTACCGGATACACTTAGAGGAAAGCTTGTACCTACAGCTGGAGCATTGAGCGCATAATTGAATAAAGCAGTAGAAAAGCTAGCTACACTTGGCATGGTGTACTGAATGACACCTGCAGAGGTAATGCTAAAGCTAAAACCTGAAGGTGGGGTATCACCCACAGTTTGATAGCTAAGGTTCCAGTTAGTACCAGCACCTGTTTTAGCAAACTGCGCTTTGATCAAAAAGCGATAGTCAGTTCCAGCATCGATATAAACCCAACCGACAATTTCACCAGCATCGTATAGTGATACGTTTTGAATGTTAGCAGTAGTATTGTTGCTGAGACTGATTTGCGTCCTAGCATTAGCACCTCCTACAACCGAACCCCTAAAATTGAAAAACTGGAACGCTGTTGTAGAGGTAGCAACGCCTACTGGCTTAGACACTTGACCTATGACGCTAGGCTCTGTGACACTGACTTTACCAGCTGTGGTAGGCGAGAGGAAATACACTTCACCAGCGACGAGTGAACCGCCGCCGTCTAGGAAGTTAGCTCCTACAGTAGGACACTGACCTGAGGTACTGATGCGGAGTGTATTGGCATCTAGCACACTGTAGATAAAGCCTGCTACCTCGGCGGTAGCAGATGCGTTAGCAATAGCTAGCGTCCAAGTGCCAGAGTTCAGATATAGAGGCCTGCCTACATCACTCGATGTAAAACCGTGGCTAGCTTGGGTGACTGTAATTTTATCACCATTGGTTAGACTTAGATTGTTTTTATCAATCAAGTCTCCCGAGTTGATCAGTTTGGCGTTAACACCGGACCAGATAATCGGCTTACCCATATCAATACCTTTCGGTAATGCTCAAGAGAGAGCAGTGATAATCATTTGACCGGATGTCGCACTTACATCTAGGGCTTTGATTGATACCCGTGTGGCTGTAGGGATAGCTAACTCGAAGGGAGCTTCATTACCGCCTGGCCCGATGTATAGCTGGTCTACTTCCGAGCCTGCTCCGCCCGTCGCTAAAATCATCGCAGAGCCAGAGGTATCAGCAATGTAGAGCCTATTGATAGCTCCAGAAGTCGAGGCCGTAACTTCGACGTAGGCAGAGGTAGTCACGTTAACCGTACCGTAGTCATTCCTATAAAGAAGAACTTTGGACCTACCGGATTCCGCTGGAACGCTAGCTATAGATACAGGCTGAGTTA